TATTTGTCGCTGAGTTTGCAGCGATTCTGTCTGACCTTGTTAGTGGTCTGAAATATAAGTCGATCACTTTTTTACCGGCATCATTTTTCAATTCAAACTTTCGTCTTTCTTGAATATTGAACTCAGTAGTTAAAAGGTCAACGGTGCGAGGATTTGTAGACATAAATTAAATAGCAAAAGTAATAGCACCATTAGCGGTAAAGTTCACGGTCAGAACTTCAAGATCGCCAACGGCAGCGCCCATATCAGCAGAGGTAACAATTCCTGAAAAACTGACTTTTTTTGAGCCTGATGTATCGAGGAATAACTCAAACTGTGCGTCCCCGGCATCTTCAGTAACAATAACATCATCAATTAGATTTGCTGTTTCGTTGCTGTCAGCCGCGGTATAAAGAAGCTCAACGCTCCCGGTAGCAGAAATTAATCCACCGACATATGCTCTAGAAGTGTCTCCGTGATCGGTACATTCTAAGATTTCTTTGTTTACGGTAAGTGACCAGTTTCTAGTACTAACAACAGCTTCAGTTGTACCTGAGCCATTTTTAAAATTAACTGATCCTTCCTCTCCACGAAAAAAAGCCATGATAAATAAGAAAGGGGTTGTTTAGCTACATATTAACTCTTTGAATCAGAGTTAACAGTAGTAGTTTTGGTTTTTTGCTGTGATCGCTGGTAGGATTCACAGCGGGGGTCCCATAGTGCTGGGTTTCGCTTGCCTTTTACCTTTTCGATAATGTCAAGCATATCTTCTGTAATTTCGGTCATAAGTCCTCGTATGCTTCAAAGGTCATTCTAAGTTGTGTTTGGAAGAAACCTTCTGGCTCTGGGTTTGCAACTGGGGTAGGGCCATTAACAGGGTCAAAAACCACACCCGAAACGACCTGTCGATTGTACAAGTCGCGGATACGTTTTCCAATTACATAATTAGCTCCCGCGCCAATGCTTTGTCCAGTAAATATATTGATTGTAACAGCACCCACAACCTTGTTACTGCTATCGCTAGTACCACCAAGACTTAGATATTCTCCCTCTCCAAAACTAAACAGACATTGAACAAAGGAATCTCCGGGAGTTGGTTCATAACTTTGGTTGTAAAAAACTACCGGGACGGCGGGGCTACTTGCAAGTTCTGTGTTTAGTCTACCTTCGATAACGCCCCTTACTGTGTTTAAATCTATTGCAGCCATTATGTTCTCCTCAATATTTTTTGATATTCTTGTACCGACCAATCCTCAAGTTCTTTTGCGATCTTATCTACCCAAGGGCCAGATTGTTGGTCACTACCTGTCCTTCCGATAGCCTTCCATGAAGCGGGTACGCCCTGACCGGTTCCAGAAAGCGCCTCAGCGTACGGTAAATTGTTGTGTATGTGATAAACATTCCCAATCTTTTCAGCAAAGCCAGCGGGATAATTAGAGCCTTTGGGTGGTGTAATACCTTTTGGAAAACTTCCGTCTATATTTGGTTTGCCGTCCGGGGCGTTTTCTCCAATCTGCCAATCAGAACGAAATCTACCAGTATCTACCGGGCTACCCATTTTTGCCCTTGCATCAGCTTCTAAAACAACAGCCCTAAGAAGTTGGTTTATTTGAAACTCCATGTGTCCACCTATTCTTTCTGGGGGAATAATCATCATGTTCTTAAATAAAGCTCATAGGACAAAACACTAGCACCACTACGAAATGTTTTGATTCGGACGATTTGATGCACCTTGCTATCAATTACAACACGATCTTTTGTTGAAGGGGTGTAAGTCAAGGCATCAGCCGCCACAGTACATTTAAGGTCTGCGGCTTGCACAAGGTCGTTGACCTCTCTATCATTTATGTCTTGCAAAACTGCTTTAACTGTCGTATCGGCTGTTGTTTCGCTAATAACTCCTGTGGAAGCATTGTAACTACCCAGTGTTACCCTTCTTACCGTCACGCTTGTACCAACGCCCGGTATCTCCGCAACTTTGTCGATTACTTTTTGTATAGCTTTTGCAAATGACGGCATTAGACCAAATAAGCAATAACAGTACCGCTATCTAGTTTTACACTTGTTATAACTCCTTCGATTGCTGTATTGGATTTAAACTGCAAGTCGGTTAAATCTCCTGTGATGTTTTCAGCTACCAAAGTATTAATAACTGAATCTTGCAATGCTTTGATGCAACCGAAACGGCCAGTATGTGCGGCTGTATCGTTGATGATTTTGGCAGCGGGATAGTAGCCCATTAAATTAACTCCTTTTTAGTGAAATGTTACCCGGTCCGCTGATTCGCAGCCCAGTAAAGTACCGTTCAAAAAGCGGCGGCACTCTATCAGCGCCAACAGCGCCGAACTTATCTGGTTCAACGGCTACGCCGCCTACACCAACTCTTTTATAATCTTCCAAACCCGATAACCCAAGACCATCACGGTTATTGTTTAAATAAACTGCTAATATCACTTGTGCTTTTTTCACTTGGTCAGGTATTTCTGTGTCCGTGTAATAATCTGTTGTGACTCGGTAAGGGAAACCAGTTGTATAAGTACTTGTAAAAGTGTCTGGCTTTCTGACTCCTGTTCTTGGCCATTGTAGTGCTTGTGTGTCTGAAGCCCTAGCACCTAAAAATCTTTCGCGGTCAATCCGCTGTGTTGCTGTATATAAAGCCCTATTTTTGTTGTCGTTTGAAGAACTATCCCAAGCTACAACGTCATCATCTGCTACTAATCCTTCAACAATAGCGTTTGCTGCATCTAAAGTCAGGTAGCTATTTGCTGATGCGCTTCCTACTGTTGCTGTTATGGTTATTGCCATTTACTTGTGATGATTTGGTCTTTTTTTTGGGTTTTGGGGGAACCGAGGCCACTTTTGCGGCCTCCTGTTCTCTTAAACGCCTAAATGCGAATATCCCCATTAACCAGCCTTTAGAATCTGGTAGTTAAGTACAATTGCTTCTGATAAAGAACCAGCAGAAACATTAGCAACTGTGATCTTGAAAGACCCAGCGGCAATACTGTTTGCTTGAACTAAATAAGAACCGGCTGTACCAGCGCTTGCATGATTAACCACAACTACATCACTTGCAGTAATTTCAGAGTTTGTAACTGTGAAAGATACTTCAGCGGCAGCGGCTAGTGCAGCGTTGTTTAAAGTAATGACCCCAGCAACTTGGTTAAGAGTTACCGCAGTGGCTTTACTTGTGGCCTGAGTGACAGAACCTGTCTGGTCAGAACCTACACCGAGGGCGGCCCCGGCTGTTGCTTCAAATACTGATGGCATAATTAATTACCTCTAGTCTTGAGTAGATACGTTAGTAGCTCTAACGATACCGATGTTCTTTGTCTCGTAAACTTTCGACCAGTTAGCTACGGTTCCTAGAACTGTTCTATTTGGGTTTGTTGTTGTAACAGCCCACTTAGACCCTACTGGGTGGTAGCAGTAGTGTAGGTCAACAGCCATTGCGTCAGACTTAGCCAAAATGTCTCTGTCTGTCTCAGTTGTTAGACCCGCTTGCTCGCCACTTGCTACAGCGCCGGGAGTAAAGAAATATGTTGAATACTCTGTAGATGAACCAGAACCAGTTGTAGAAACATCATCTGATACAATCACGCGTAAACCGCAATATGTTGGAACTGTATCGTTTCCACCGCCGTATGCTGGAGCAATAGTACCACCAGATGCAGTTGCAGAACCACCGTTTCCGTCACTTGCAAGAACATAGTCAACCATTTTTCTCTCAACGAGATCATAGTAGACCTTGCTATGCATACAAACTACTGAAAGTTTGTCGCCCTGATCTCCAAGGATTGATCTAGCTTTAGCAACGTGCTTTGGACTAAGTCCTGTTGGTGTGTCGCCGCTTTCAGAGTCAATACATAGATCAAAGAAAGCTGAGTTAGAATCGTTTGCATTTATAGAACCAAATACACCGTCTAGACAAGCTAAAAGGTCTTTCTGTCTTTGGTTAGCAATATATGCACCGATCTTTTGACCAATCGCGGCCATTGGGTCGGAACCCGCTGCAAGTGCTGCTAAATCTCTTGATTCAAATGCACGACCTCTGTGTAGGATTACCCCAACTTGTTTGTCAGTTGTAATCTTACCGGGTGTTAAAGAACTTGAATCAGATAAAAC